CCAGCGCCTTCAGGAAATCGCCAATTGCGCCAGAAATTGCCGTAATGGCATCAATCAGCCGCTTGATATGGTTGAAGGCGTTGCCGCCGATGCCCTCGCTATTCGCGGCAAACCCCATCACAATCGCGCGGAACAGGCTCGCCAATTCGTTCATCGCTTGCGCGGCATCGCCGCTCTTGATCGCTTGCGCAATCGCGCCGAGGCCAGCGGTGACAACGGCTAAAGCGCCGCCGACCCCGGACTGCGCGCCATACGCCCAAGTCCGGAATAGAGCCGCGCCCGATGCCGTCAGGTCTGACAACGGCCCCGTTTCGGCGTCGGAGCCAGGCAGCCGCGCACGGATTTCACCGACGAAGTCGGTCACGGATCCAATGGCACTACCGACCATGCTACCAACGCCAGAGACGAAGGCTCTAATCATGCCCGCCCCAGCTTCTTTTGCCCGATCAATCAGCGAGTTGAGGGTGTCGCCAACCCTGTCCACAATGGCTTGCGCCGCTGAACCGGCATCCTCCTTGCCGCCGGTGATCATCGAGACCAGGCCGTCGAGTAGCGCCCGCGCCGCGCCGATGGCAATGTCCTTCAGGCCGCTCAGGATGCTCCCGATTCCGTTGACCATGTCCTGGACGCCGGCCTTGGCCCCGTCCCACGCCCCCTGCCAGTCGCCTTTGATAATCGCCGAGACAACCGTCCCTACCGTCCGTACCGCGCCGATGAGGGTCTCGAACAGCCCGACCGCCACTTCGACCACGCCGCGCACCACTTGCCCCAGGCCCGGCAGCGCACCGCCTACGAAACCGACCAGCCCGGCGAACGCAGCCGCCAGGGTCACGCCGACGAATTCGGCCAGCGTCTTGAGCGCTTCCAGGGCCGGTGCAACCAGCGGCTGCATTTCGTTGAACAGCCGTTTGAGCGGCTCGGCGGCTGGCGCGACTTCGGCGAAGAAGCCGGTGATTCCCTCCTTCAACCGGTTGAACAGTTGCAGGATAAGCCCGATGGCCGTCTGCACTGGCACGGGGTCAATCCCCAGCGCCGAGAGCAGCCCCGACACTCCGCCGCTCTGGAAGCCCGCGATGGCCGTGCGGATTGTGTTGATCGCGCCCGTCACCGCTGCGGCGATCTGACCGGCCACCTGCTGCACCGTCGTCACGACAGACGGGTCTAGTCCCAGGGCGGAGAGGAACGCCGAGGCTCCGCCCGCCACACCGCCCGACGCGAACCCGGTCTGGAAGGCGGCAATCGCGGTTTGTAGCCGCGTCTTGGCGTCGTTGAACGCCGCGATGACGCCAGCCACCCGCTGCCCAATCTGGACGGCGGTATCTTCTGGGATGCCCAACGCCGTCAAGACATTGATGGTCGCAACGCCGACCCCGGCTGAAATCCCATCCTTGAACCCCTGGATGGCAGCCTGAATCCGGGTCTTGGCCTCATTCAGGGCGGTGGGGATCTGTGCGACTTTCGCCCCGATCTGTCCGGCAAGGTCATCGGGCAGACCGAGGGCTACCAGGAAGTTGATCGTGGCGACGCCCACGCCCGCCGTCAGGCCGTCTTTGAACCCCTGGATGGCTGAAAGTACGCGGGTCTTGGCGTCCGTGACAATCGTCTGGATTGTGCCGCCGACCAGGTCGGCCAGCCCGTCCGGGATACCGAACACCTTGAGCCAGTCGGCGTAGGCCCCGCCAATGTTCCCGGACATCAGGTCCTTGAAACCCTGCAGACCGGCTTGTATCCGTCCCTTGATGTTGTCAAAAGCGCCCTGGATGATGTCGCCCGCCTTTTCGGCGATGGACTCATCAATGCCTAGCGCCAGCAAGAGCGCGGTTGTCGCCGAGCCTGCGACTCCCGTGTCCGCGCCTTCGGCGAACGCCGTCTGGAAGGTGGAAATAGCCCCCTGGATCGCCATCTTCACCCGGTCGATGACGCCCTGAATTGTTGAGATGGCGTTGTCTACCGCTGTGCCAACGCCGGCGAGCGTGCCTTGGTCAAGACCCAGTGCCGTCTCCAAAACACCTGCAATTGTCTCGCCTGTTGAGCTTGACCAGTCGCCGGCGGACAGCAAGAGCGAGATGGCTTGCCCTAGACGGTCCTTTGCCTGCTCAATGGCTGAAACAACCGCGCCGACTTTCGCCCCGACTTGCCCGGAAAGGTCTTCCGAAAAGCCCAGGGCTGACAGCATCCCCGCGACGCCGGCCCCAGGCGTTCCCGCCGCCAGTCCGGACGATAGGGCGTTCCATGCGTTAGACAGGGCAGTCTGAATACCAGTGATGGTATTGGTTATGAACGATTTCGCGTCGTACAGCTTTTCACCAAGTGAAACAATCGCGTCAGCCAGGCCCCACGACTCGAAATCGTTAGCCAGTGTTTCAAACCAGGTCGACCAGTCTCCTAACGGTTCCTGAGCGCCAGTGAGAATGTCGTAGAATCCTTGAATGACATCCCCCACTGGCCCCAGAACCGCCCCAAAACTTTCCTCTCCGCGCATGGCTGCGCCTAGGGCGCTGGCGTAAAACCCAATCGTTGAGACCACTGGCGACAGCGCTGAACCGACCGCCGCAACCCCATTGATGACACTCTGTAGCCCACCGGCGATTCCGTTGGCGAACCCATCTATCGCCCCCTTCACCGCGTCGGAGCCGAGGAAGCCCAGCAGCCCGCCCAGGCTCCCCTTGAGCACATCAAAGATCGGCTTGCCTATCGCGCGCTCAGTTTGCCCAATCCAGTCCTGAAGGTTCGAGACCATGCCCTCGAACGTGCCCGACTGGGCATCCATCAGGCCGCCGAACTTGTCCTTCATCAGCGTCAGAACAGCATTCATGGCCTGCGGCATGGGCGACAGCAGCTCGCCCGACTTGCTGAACTGCAAGCCCATCCCGGCGAGTTGCTCGCGTGTCCCGATGCCCAGCTCGGCCATTCGCATCAGTGCTTCGCCGGTCGCGCCCGACGAGAACTTGCCGAGCAGCATGCTCATCTCTTCGAAGCTCGCGCCGGAGCCGGCGGCCGTGTCGCCGGCAATCTGCCGAATCTGCTGCGCGTTGAAGCCGAACTTCGCCGCCGCCGCCTCGCTTTCGAGGCCGAAGCTCTGTAGGATTTTGTCAGCCCGAACGACTTCGGGCAGCTCGAAGGGGGTTTTGGCGGCAAACTCGGTGAGCTGCGCCAGGCGCTCTTTCGCCGCGTCGGCGCTGCCGAGCAGCGTGGTGAACTGTGTCTCGTACCGCTCGAACTCGGCGTTGCCTCCGACCATGCCGGAGATGAGGCCGCCGATTGAGCCGGTGAGCGCGTTAATACCCTGGGTAATCAGCCCGCCCGCGACGAACGAGAGCGCGCCCTGCATGATGTCGCCCATTTTGCCAAGAGCGCCGCCGGAGCTTCCCGCCGCGCTCTCTAGCCCGTGAAGCGACTGCGTTGTCGCGTCAATCGCGCCGCTGGCGTTGTTGACACCCTGAAGGATGATCTCGACTTTGGCGGCCATGCGTTACTCCGTCAGTATCCACGCGCCCTGGTCATCTGTCTCCGCCGCCGACGAGAAGTCCGCCGGGTCGTGCGCGCGCGGCTTGCGCGTGTTCTGGCCCTTTGCGTTGAGATACACCGCGCTGCGCCAGAACCACAACTCGCTCATGCCCGCTGCGACCGTTTCAGGCAGTTGCCCGAACACGGCAGCCAACTCGACCACGACCGACCATTCGGGCAGATTGTCCGTCAGGTCGGCGAAGTAGTCCGTTACCTGCTGCCGTTCCTCGTAGGGACCGCCCGGTCACCGCTCGTAGACCCGGTGATCGCGTCGGTCATCGTGGTAAAGTCCTCTTCCGAGATGTCCTTGAGCAGCGTCCGCGCGTCCGCCTCGAACGCGGCCAGGTCATCGCCATCCGCTGGCCGCATCCAGTAGGTCGCCGTCCCGTCCGGCTGTGGGTACTTGATGGCCTTGATGTACGGCAGGATGATGTTGACCTGGGCCGCCGTGACCTCGTCCACCTGCCCAATCATGTCCATCATCTTGACCCGCAGCGGCGCGGCGTCCTCCTCAGTCTGGTCAAGCTCATCCTGAAGATTGGCGATCTGACGGTCAAGGTCGGTTGTGTCCGCGCCCTCTTCCGCCGCGTCCCGCGCCGCCTTGAGGGCGTCCAGGCTCTCGCGGACCGCTGCGCTGTGCTTGTCGAGCTTGTTGGCCTGGCGTTGGATGTCCTGGTAGTCCCCGACGATCTTGGCCTGCGCCGTCTGATAGCGCATCAGCGTCTCGCGGCGGTTGAAGTAGCCCCGGTCGGTTTTCCTCGGCTGCACGAACACCGGATAGGGCGCGAGATCTGGCTCCTCAACCGTTTGCAGCCGCTCGAACTCTTCTTGGCTCACAAGTTGTGGCATTGAATGCTCCTCTACGGCTACGCCAGGACGCTGACGCTGTTGGTGATGCTCGCCTTGAACTGGTTCGCCAGCGATGAGTTGTACGTCCCGTCAAAGGACATCGTGGTCGTCAGAACGTCGTTCTGGTCGTCGTAGATGTTGTTGTTCTTGGTCATCGTCCCGGCCACGTCCAACTGGCAAATCTGCGTCCCGTTCGTCTGCTTCAGCCGGATCTGCTTCTGGATGGCCGCCGTCTGCGCCACGTAGGCGTCAATCTGCGTCTTGGTCGTCGCGTTGAAGCGGAGCACCAGGTCCAGGCCCACCTTGTGGCCCGTCTGTTCCCACGTGTCCGGCGCGAGCGCGTCCACGCTGCGCACCACCTGGCGCGTCAGGTCTACCGTCAGGTCGAACGCCACGACGGTCGCCGTGAGCTGCGTTGACCCGATGGTCCCGCCCCAGGCGTCCAGGTACACCACCCACGGCTGGCCCATGATCGTCGTGACCGGGCGGTCGGATAGGCTCTGCAAGCTCTGCGACGTGTCCACCTGCTTCCCGATGAACGACGCCGTGAGTTGCGCTGGGCCGCCGATCTTGACCGCGAGCTTCAGTTGCGTGATGAGGCCGCCGGGCAGGGTGAACACCCCGCCGCCGGTCTGGCTGTTCCCATGCACCAGGGTCAGGATACGCGGCGTGGTGATGCTCCCCACGGGCAACTGATACGCGCGCACGTATGGCCCGGTGCCGGTCGGGCTGGCCTGCCCGAAGGCGTTGTCGAGGTAATACGGCAGGTCCTCGAACGTCGCCATGAGCGGTAGGTCTACCTTACCGCCGATCTGTTCGAGACCGACGAGGCCGCTCCCCTGGAAACCGTTCCGCACGTCCTCATACACGCTGGTCTTGTTGTCCGGGACCATCTTCGCCGACTTCGACACACCCATGAGGCGCACGGTCGGCGTGACCGGCGTCCCCCAGGTGACTTCCGTGGCCGCCTGCCACTGGGTTAGAGCGCGTACAGGCATTTACTCCTCCTTAGCCGCCTCAACAGGCGGCTTGCTCATCGGCGCGGCGGGCGTTTCCACGACCGTCGCGACCTGGTACAGGTCCAGTTGCAGCGCCAGCGCCTGGTCCTCAGGTGGCAGCGCCTCCCATTCCTCGATCGTCATGTCGCGGGCCGGAACGCCGGGGAGGTAATCCCCCGCGCCGATGTAGATGGCAAACACTCCACTCGCCATAATCGCCTCTCTATCGCATCGGGCCAGATGACACGCGGCGTCGGCTCGGGCGCGATATGCCCGCACACAACACCCAGGTCCGCCCGTTGGCTAAATCCATGCCGCTCGCAATCCACCGCCAGCCACCAGTCACAGCAGACGGGTAAGGCGTCGTCAAGCCGAAAGGCCAGCCGCTCCATCACCCGCCGCTGAATGAGCGTGCAGAACGTCCCGACGCCGGCCACGTCCAGCACACGCCCCCAGGCGGCCCGCGCCAGGCCGGGCCGGTCGCTCAGGTTCACCACGTTGCCAGCGCGATCCAGGGACAACCGCGCGCTCCACCCTGGCTTGCCGTGCCGCCAGCAGGTCAGGCCGTAGGCGACATCGGCGCGCGCGGCCGTCAGCCGCGTCAGGGCATCGGGCGGAACGATCATGTCGTCCTCAACCAGCAACATCTGCCCGTAGTCGCCCGCGAGACACACGCTCCGCGCGTGATTGAGCTTCCGCGTCAGGTTGCGATAGCCGCCCATTGGCCCTTCGCCCTGGTGCGGATCGTCATTCGCCAACATCAGGAAGTCCAGCGGCCCGTCGCCGGGCATCACCGCCAGGATGCTAGACAGGCTCTGCGGGTAGCGATGCCAGAGCGCCGTCACGACGAGCGTCCTCACGAGGAAAGCTCTTCCAGCACCGTGATGCTGACCATGACCCCTTGCCACAGCGTGTTCGAGCCGATGGGGTAGTCGTACAGGTCGGGCGTCAGCTGCCAGCCGAGCATCTCGACACTGCCAATCGTCCCCATCGCCCGGAAGTGCCGCAGCGCCTCGACGTAGGCCGCCTGATACCGGAGCAGGTCCGCCGCCGTCTCTGAGATGCCGCCGCCGAGCTGCCCCCGCTTCCACAGCATCAGGTCACAGATGTTCCACGTGATTTGCCCGATGGTATCCAGCGAAGCAAACTGCCCATCCCGCCCGTAGGTCGTCGCGCTGAATGGCAGCAGCAGCCGCACCGGGGCGTTGGCGTCCGGCACAGCGTCCGGCAGCTGATGCAGGTCCGCCGCTGGCAGGCTGATGGCGCTGCCCGCCTCCGTCGTGAAGCTGATCGGCAGCGCCGCCAGGTTGGAGTAGATCTGTCGTATCTGGCTCACGCGCCACCCAGCTTCTGATACTGCCCAAGCACCTGCGTCACAATCGCAGGCATCCCGGCCGGGAACAGCACCACGCCCGACGGACTCACCTGGGGCTGGTCGGCGCCCGCGTTCTCCGCCCCTCGGCGGCGGTAGAAGTACGTCGCCAGTTGCAGCGTCGCCATCCGAATGTCCTCCGGCGGCGTGACCGAGTAAGCCCACCGCCCCGTGACCTGGATCGCGTTCTCAACGTCCGTCTGGTACGTCCACACCAGACCGGAGCTTTCCTTGAGGGTCAGCGCATACCACGGTTTCGCGTTGCGCGGCTCGGTCACGTAGGCGCTCGGCGGCACAACCGTTCCGTCGCCGTTGACGACCTGCGTGATCTGGCACAAGTCCTCGTCCAGGTATAGCGTCCGCTGCCATCCGTAGCCGCCCACCCGCTCCTGTAGGACCCGCCCAAGACCGTAGTTCAGGGTCGAGTCCTGATACCACGGCTCCTTGTGGCCGGTGTACCGGACGCTGCCGGTGTCCTGCCACATGTCGAAGGCGCGCGTGCTGTCCGCCGCGCACTCGAACGTGCGGTTTGTGTTGTTCTCAATGAAGGTCTGCGCCTGGGTGATGAGCAGGTCGAGCAGGGTATCATCCTGGCTCTTGGTGATGCTCAGATACACCTTGAGTTCTTCACGGGTTAGATAAGCCACACCCGCCCCCTACGCCAAAACCTCTACCCGCGCCGCCTTCACCGTCATGCTGCCCGTAGGGCCGGCTGCGGTGATGCGCGTGCGAACGTGCGTAAGACCGGCCACGTTGGCGAGCTGGTAAAGGCCCGTCGCCGTCGCCGTCGTCGCCAGGGTCTTGGTCGTCAGCGGGGCGGCGCCGATAGACCAGTAGGTCGCGCCGCCGTCCACGCTGCCTTCCCAGTTGACGGTCAAGTTGGTGAATGTGCCTGACACCTCGAAGGTGACGCCAACCGCGTTTGTCACATCCAGCGCCGCCCCATTGGCCGCGCCGGTCGCCGCGTTCTGCAGGGTGACAAGCTCACCCTGGCGGTTCAGGTTCAGAGCGACAGGCACAGTCCCCTCCTATCTCAGGCCAGCACGATGTACTTGATGTAGGCGTACCCGACCAGGCCGGCTGAGGCCCCAGTGGCCTTGGATCCCGTGACCCACTTGCCGGACGCGAGGCGCTGCCGCGTCTTGCCGTTCGTGCCGTTGTCCGTGAAGTTGTTGAACACGCCGGCCGCCGCGTTCACGTCCAAACCGTCAATCAGGTTATCGCTGGACGTGGTTGCGCTCGTCGCCGTCGTGCCGCAGTCGATGGTGCAGGCTGCCGTCGCCGCCGTCGTGGCGTCGAGGTAGAGCCCGGTAATCAGGATCGCGTTCTCGTGCGGGTTTTGCCACGCGAAGATGCCGCCACCCGTATCTACCGCCGCAAGCGCGACGCGTGAGATCAGTTCCTTGCGATAGCTCTCAGCCATGTTGTCCTCCTACCTCCTATGCCTTCGTCGCAGCAGTGATGTTTGCCGCCAGCGGTAGAGTCCAAATCACCGTCATGCGCGTTCGGCCCGCACTGCCCGCCGCGCCAACGGTCGTGACGACACCGCTGATCACGCGGGACGTCGCCGAATAGCGCGGGCTGACCTGCGAGTTGGCAATGTACGCACCCGCCTTCCCGCCGGCCAGGGCAAAGCTCAGGCTCTCCCCGGCCAGCAGGTCCGTCGCCTTCAGGTCCACGGCAGTGTAGAAACCGTCGTCGTCGCCCACGTCGCCGACTTTCAGCGTCGCGCTCGTCGACGCCGTCCATAGCGCGACGCCGTTGACAATGATGTCCACGACCGTCGCACCCGCCGGCAGGGTTACGGAGCCGGTGTAGGTCCCCGCGCCGGTCGTTTCGGTGTATGTCACCTCGGCCGCGTAGACCGGACTGCCGCTGTTGCCGTTGAGCTTGAACGTCCCGGTCACGTCGAGCGAGCCGGGGACGGTCAGCGTTCCGCCGACTACCCACGCGGCGCCCCCCTGGCTCTCGTAGTTCAGGGAGTTTTCGTAAGCCATCCTACCCTCCCGTTATGCCAGCACGAGCTTGCGGAAAGCCGCTGCCTGCATGATGTGGCCGTCCACGCGCCGGAAGCCGCGGAACCCGACCTCGCCGGTCTCCGAATACACCTCGGTGAGGCGCTGCACCTGAAGCCCCGGCCAGTCGCTGATCCAGTAGTAGCGGAACGCACCGGCCAACAGCACGCTCTGGCCCGTGGTCAGGGCGCTGGACATCTGGTTGTTCCAAACCACCGGCTTGCCCAGGAGCCGGTCCGGCGTCGCGCCGAACCCCGGCTGCCACAGGTAATCCCCGCGGCCGTCCTTGAACTTGCGAATCACGGCCAGTACCGCGTCATTCGCCATCCACGCGAAACTCGGGTCGTCGCGGTACTTCGGATCGACCGAGTAGTACAGACCGATCAGCTCATCCGCCGTGAACACCGTCGTCGAAGCCGCCGTCACGCCGGTGGTCGCGCCGGCCACGACGCCCTGCGGCTGGCCGCTGCCCGTGCCGAGGGTGAAGTAGTAGTTCTCGCCCTCCGCGAAGGACTGCTCCCAGTCCGGCGCCAGGATCATGTTCCACACGTCGTAGCGGCTGTCCTCCACCATCTCCTCGGTGGCCTTGGCGAGCTTCTTCAGCTTGTAGGGGATGAAGCTGACCTGCGTCGAAGTCGGCTCATCCGGCACGTACTGGCTGGACTCGCCGCCGATGGAGGCGCGGCCGCTGTAGGTCAGCACCGGGACGTTGAACGGGTCGTAGCCGACCATGTTGTTCATGACGTTCGCGCCAGCCTTGCGCAGATAGCTGAGGTTCGCCAGCGGCAGACCGATCTGCTGCGCCAGCCCGGTCGGCACCCAGTACGCGCCCGGCGCCGCGCTCTCGCCCAGGGTCGCCTTCAGCTCGTCGTCATCGCCGGCCATGTCCTCGCCGACCGGCTTCGCGGTATAGCGGCGCCGCATGGCCTTCATGACGGCAGGCGGCGAGTCGTGGCCGTAGCCCATCCACAGCCGGAACGCCTTCAGGTCGTCCAGCGGCTCGCCCTCCTTGCGGATGTGGATGTTGGGCGCGGCGACGCCGACCGTCTTGACCGGCGGCTCGTTGTCGAACATCTCGCGCATTTTCGCGGCAGTCGCCTCAGACGCAGCCGTTGCAGCCTGAACCGCCACCGTTGACGCAACCTCAGTCAGGATTGTCTTCAGTTCCTCGGGGGTCATATCCCACTCCTCCTCCTTGCTCGATGCCAGGCTTCGTGTTGGCGCAGGCTGCCAATTCATGTCCACCATCTGCCACGTACTGCGGTCGGCCACGACGACCTGACCGCCCTGAATGCTGTAGGGAATTTGCCAGTAGGCCACGCCGACCTTGGCGACGGCGCTGTCGGTGTAGATGTAGAGGCAGCAATCGTCCTCGTCGTCATCCGACCCGATCAGCATGCCGTACATGTCCTCGGCTTCGTCCTTCGCCCAGTCGCTATCGGGGAACGCCAGGGCGAGCGCCTGCTCGATGGCGTCCTCGACCGCGTCGGCCTGCTCATCAAGCGTCAGGGCCTTGCGGCTCACCGGCCGCGTCGCTCGCGCCTTCATCCCTCGCAGGGTGTTCATCACCTTTTTCACCGCACGCACCTCCTGCACGCCCAGCGTCCGCGGCTCGGCCGGCGTCGGCGTGAGCGAGAACTCCAGGATAGGCCACGACTTCATGACCGACTTGCCGCCGCCCACCTCGCGCCGCACCATATGGCCGGCGCTACCGCTGCTCCACCCCAGGACGCCCGCTTCGACGAGCTGCTCGACTTCCTTCACGTACTGCCGGTTCCGCTCGATCTCGGCCTCAACCCACAGGCCCCAATCGTCCACCTCCATCTTGACCGTCTTGCCGAGCACCGACAGGTCAATGCGGTCGTCCAGGCCGTGCTCATACAAGACCGGGCGAGGCCCCTGGATGTCGTTCAGCCAGAAGTTCGTAGACTTGTCGAACGTGTCCCCGACCAGGTCTTCGCCGCCGAATACCACCCCATACCCGCCGAGGATGAGCGTGTCGGCGGTCTTGGCCTTGATCGTGACCCGCCCAAGGGGCGGCTCCCCGCGTTGCGGGGGGACCTGAGCGGTTCGGACCGATTTGTCCTCCGGCAGCGGCATGTCTTCGTCCTTGTACAGCTGCTTCAGCTTGGAGATCGCCTTATCCTTGTCGGGGCCTTCGTACTTCTGGCCGCGATAGCCGTTCGGATTCTGCAAAGCCGCCCACGCCGCGCCCATCAGGGTATGGTTCGGCGTCCCGTCCTCATCCTTCACCCGAAGATGCCAGGTGTCCGGCTTGAACTCATCCTCGACCACCAGGTAGCAGTCAGCCGTGCAGCTCTGGTCACCCTCTTTCTTCGTGATCGCTTCCTTCGCCTTCACGCTCTTGCCGCCCGCCTCTTCGCTGTCCACCGCGCGCTCGCCGTCCCCTGCCCCCGGCTCATCCGCGCCCAGGTCATCGGCGGCGCTGATGATGTCAGCTGCGCTCCCCTTGATCTGGTTGATGAGCGCAACATCGGCGGCGGAGTGGCGGCGGCCGGCCTTGATCTCACTGCTGTCTCCATCTCGTTTGCTCATGGACTTCTCCTCGATGCCGCCAAATGCAAAAAGCGCAGTCCCGACCAGGTATGAACCTGTGTCATTGGGACTGCGCTCAAAGGCGTCGGCCCGCCCTCAAAGGGGTCGGAGGTATGCGATTGGTCGGGGCGTCTGTATACCCTTACTTAATCTCAATTTCTATTATACCACCCGTTGCCGGATGGTGTCAATATGTTTATAGAACAAATTTTCCAGGGCGAATCAAGGCAGGGTCTCGTGCGTCAACGCCTTCTCTTTCGCGTTGCGGATGATACCAAGTATCTCCCACAGGTCCACGAGCGCGGCGTCCTCGCCATCCCGCCACTTCAGCAAACCGCGCTCGCGATGGATATAGCAAATGAGCCGCCCCTTCGGGCTGCGCACAGGCGTCCACTCGCCGGAGTCGATCATGTCCCCCCCAACGTCTTGCTGAGCGACGTCGCCATGTCTTGCGCAATCTCCCCCTCGCGCTTCTCGGCCACGCCCTGCGCGGTCGGCCAGCCCGTGCGCCGGTGAACTTTGGCCTGCCGCTCCTGATCCTGCACATACGGCGCGTACTGGGTGTTGTTCCCCAGCCAGAATCGTAGATGCGGCCGGTCGGGTTGCACAAGCCAGCGTCGCCCCAGCGTACCCGTGCGTCGGTACGTGCTGTGGGGCGGAGCTGCGGGATAAGCCTGGAGATCGCCTTGCATCCGATAGATGCCGCGTTCCAGTACATCCTCGGCCGTCTGG